CTCTAGCGAAGCCTGGAAATCAGGTGACAAAAACAATGTTCTCTTGTGCGGACAATTAAATGATCCTATTTTAGAAGATATCGGTACATTCGAACCGGAATATTATATTTTATTGGATTACACAGGAGACCATTATAAACTCATTACTTATAAATATCATCGCATGTTCCAATTTTCTGAAATACCGTATGCTATTAAATTAGATGTAGCAAAAAATTGCCTTCAAGGGTCATCTGGACCCTATAAGATTATCCCACAATTTAAAATGTTTAATGAAGAATTGGGTATTGAAGAACCGGTTGATCTAGCCGTTGAGGTAATCAAAGAAAATGAAAATGGACTATATGACAATTCCATTATATTCCAGTTTTATAATAAATCAAACGACAAACCCCTTCCTGGAAAAGGCAATGGAGAGAAAATACCCATTGAATTAATCAAGGATTTCTCTCAATTATCTGAACTAAAAGATTGGCGTAGAAAATTAAACAATGAATATGTAGCACCCTTTGAATTGGATGGTCATAAATGGAAAACGGTAGAACATTATTATCAGGCAAATAAATTCAAGAATACAAATAAAGAATTCTATCTTCTTTTCTCTCAAGATAGTGGTTCTAAGATTTCAGAAGATGTTGAATTAGCTAAGATAGCTGGTTCTAAAAGTGGAAAACATAAAGGAGAGACTTTACGAGGAAAAGATATCAAAATAGATCCTGAATTTTATGGAGGCCAAGAAGAATCGTTGTTAGAAAATGCGATTTATGCCAAGTTTAATCAAGATAAAACTGATTTAAAACAAACGTTAATACAAACAAAGAAAGCCAAATTGCAACATTATAAAAAGGGAGCAGAACCTGAATTAGCAAATGCATTGATGCTTGTGCGAAGTAAATTACAAAATATGTAACCAATTACAAAGTACAAAGTATAAAATATTGTAGAGAGAGAAAACATATAAAAATATTACCATTTATATAATAATACACGATGAATTATATAAATGTTGAAATACCTGGTCTCAAATATAATTATTTGGTAGATAATACAAGTGATGATATTATTACTACTTTTTATTCTCATTTAAAGGAAGCGGATGAATATGTAGAAAAAAAAACAAGTGGAAAATGTTTTCATTCACATTTCACAAAAATACAAATGGTCAGTCAGATACCTAGACCTGAAGTGATGGATGGTCACTTTTTTCCTAAAAAAATACAGACGTATATAGACGATAACGCGTCATACAACATACAATTTACATGTACCATAAAAGGAAGATTGATAAACATTTACTTTGTCCTCATGGATGAACTCAAATCAGGTGAATATGATACATTGGAAAAGTATGTACATATGATGTACATGTGGTTTTATATGTTAGACGACTATTCCAGCGTAAAATGTTCAAAGACTGTATCTCTATTTATGTATTTTACTCCTTTTGAAAAACAACTTCCAGACAATCAGTTACACGTTATTGACACGGAACATGTAAATAGTGCCTATACTACAGGATGTAGAGAACATACTGAAATCGTTTTATATCGAAAGGAAGAATGGTTTAAAGTTTTTATTCATGAAACATTTCACAATTTCGGACTTGATTTTTCAAATATGTCTATGCATAGCGTCAATAAAAAACTCAAGACTATATTCAATGTAAATGTAGAATTCAATTTATATGAGAGTTATTGCGAATTTTGGGGAAGAACCATAAATACGCTTATGTATTCTTATCAAGCAATTCGACCAACAAATAGATCCTCAACGTCTGTTAAAATTGGTACAAGTCGTAAAATGGTAGCTACTTTTATAACTCGATTTAATACAGATATGCAAAAGGAGTGCAAACATTCATTAATTCAAGCAATAAAAATTTTGGATTTTCTAGATTTAAAATACAAGCATATTGTGGAAAAGAAGGGCGAAAATATTAATATTTGTAATTATTTATACAAAGAAAATACATCAGTATTTAGTTATTATATTATTACAAGTTTATTAATGAATAATTATAGTCAGTTTATGTGTTGGTGTTCGAAAAATAATAATTTGCTTATACAATTCAAAAAGACTCCTGGTAACATAGATTCATATATGGCGTTTATAGATTCGTGTTGTAAAAATACAAAAATTCAAAAAAATATAGCCACGATTGAATCGGTTTTTACAAAAGATAATTATGTATTACTACGTTCGTTGAAAATGTCAATAAATGATATACATAACTTATTGTCCGATGTAAAAAGAAAAATTGAATAATGATATTGCTCAGTATTACATTTACATAACTAGATAAAAATGGGTATTAAATATCTTAATAAATATTTACAAAGTAATTGTAAAAACTCAATTCATCAAATAGGATTACATGAATTGAGAGACAAAAAGATTGCAATCGATACAAGTATTTATTTGTATCGATTCTTGGGAGAAAGTGCGTTATTGGAAAACTTCTATTTGATGATATCCATATTTCGTCAATATAATATTATTCCTTTGTTTGTGTTCGACGGAAAACCCCCCAAAGAAAAGTACGATTTGTTAAAAAAAAGAAAAATGGATAAAAAAAATGCGGAAATGAAGTATAATGAACTAGAATGTAAAATAAACGATAGTTGTATTACGATTGATCCGACTGAAGAAAGGGAGATTAAAGAGGCGATGAGTGTGTTAAAGAAGGATTTTATTCGTCTCCATCATACAGATATTGAAAATGTTAAATTGTTATTTCAAGCCTATGGCGTTTCTTATATTGAAGCTCCTGGTGAAGCCGACAAATTATGCGCTAAATTGGTATGTAAAAACAATGCATACGCATGTTTAAGCGAAGATATGGATTTATTTGTATATGGTTGTCCTCGTGTATTGCGATATATGAGCTTGCTCAAGAAAACGGCTGTGATGTATAATATGAAAGAAATGTTGAATGAAATGAATTTAACACTCGATGAATTTCGGAGCATTTGTATCGTATCTGGAACCGATTATAATATCGGAACTGATGATAAAATTGGTAATAACTTAATAAGAACATTAAAGTATTTTAAAAAATATAAAAAAGATGAAAAGGGCGAAAACAATAAAGACTGTCTGTTTTATGACTGGTTAGATAAGAATACGACATATACATCCGACCTTATTGACCTATATACGATTGATTCGTTATTTGCTTTAGATAATATGATAGAGTACAAACAGTATGAAAAAATCAAAATTGTAAATGGTCCAATCAATAAAAGTAATTTAATAACTGTTATGGAAAAGGAGAATTTTATATTTGCGAATTAAAAATGATAGCTGTTGTTTCACATCAATATATCTTTTTATTCATTGTAGGTTATTTGTTATTTAGGTATATATATATATATTTATATATATATATCTTAAATGGCTACAATAGAAAAAATAGATGAGATATTGAATATTATACTTGGTCAAGAAAGAGACGAAGAAAGAGAAGAAGAAAATATACTTAAAGTAATGGCCTTGTTTGATACTTCTCATGATTTTGGAAAATATTCTATTTGTTATGATACATTAACTGCTGCTATTAGATCTAATATAAATACATCCCAATATAAAAATCAACGAATGGGATTTTCATCCTTGTCTACGTTAGTATTCGGTATAGGCAGTGATGCCTTATCTAAGAGGTATGGTAGTTTAAGAACACCTGCTGAATATTATAGTAGTGCTTTACAAGCAAAAGACTTAGAGAATTCGTTTATGTTATATGCTGAGAATTATAGAAATAATAATTCTGGAAGAATTATACATAGAACTCGTGTTAATGGGGTTGGTGGTTATGAAAATGATAAAGACTATTACATTGCGGTTCATACCACATTGTCAGCTATTTATAGTAACGATATCGATGGTAATGCACTCGTTCCCTTACTCGTAGATACCCAAAAAAAAATTTATAAATACAAGAATTTCACGACTCAATTTATGGTACCGATATTAAGAGAATCTGTATATGATGCTGCTCCAAAATTAAAAAAAGATGATCAGACCGGTAAGAATGTATATTATGAAACCTATCGTAATAATAATAATAATACTGTTTTTTATGATTATAGTAATACGCTACAACCAGGAGGTGTATTTGTAGGTAATATACCGGTTTCACTTGGCCCGATTGATCAAGTTGAATTGACCAATAATAACAAATATAAAATAGAAATAAAAATTAATAATGGGTCTCCGGTTGATGTAATAGGTAATGCTGGAGCAAAGCATAAAAATAGTATTACTGTATTAAAGAGAGAAATTGATGGGAATCAAAAAACTCCATGTACAGAAATCGGAACAACTATGTATCCACTACAGCAGCAGGTAGCAACATATCCATATTCTGGTTACGTTACATCAGATAAGAATGCTTCTACTAATACAGGTTGTCCAATTTTTAACGATAATAATAATAAATTTACACAAAAGCGAACAGGTGATGGTAATCAAGCAAGTATATGTAAATTAGTAAATAGTGGTGATGTTACGGTCAGTGTTACTAATGAAAGTGATACTAATGGAAGTGATGCAAAAGATATTAACAAACTAGTATTAGTAACAATTGACAGAATGTTATATGCTGTTGCATTAATGTTAAATATACCTGTAATATTCGAACACCATAAGCCTGAGTCAATGAAATGTTATATACCAAACGGAGAAACAGTAGTAGCAACAGGAGTAGCAACAGGAACAACGACAGGAGCAGCAACAGCAAGAGGAGCAGCAAGAGGAGTAGCAACAGGAGTAGCAACAGGAGCAGCAACACCACGAGCACTAAGGATGTTGTCTCGAAATAATAAAGGAGGCAGCACAAGTATTACTTCTAATAACCCACATACCAGTGAAAAAATAACAAATAATTATTTTATTCAAAATAAAGAGCAATCTGGTGGAGTAGATACTATCAATGCTCTTACAACTGCGGCAGCATATGTAGTACCACACGAAGTAACATCTATGTTGAAACATTTGAGGGGCAGTTTTAATTATGGTTATAGTGATCTTGAGTTAAAATATATATTGGACACTCCTAATTATATTTTAGCTTTAACACCATTTATACATGAAAAAGCGTATAATCGAATATTGAGTTCTTTTAAAGGAGCTTTTGAGGCGATAGTAGCTGAACCATATATTACTTGTAGTAATACAATAAATGGAATTGATGATCCTAAAATGACTAATTTTCTAAGAAATTATACTGAAACAGATACTCAAATGGATGCTTTAATTGGACCCGATAATACAGGATCACAAAATAATATAGATATAATAACATTACAAAGTAAAATAATTGGTTGGCTCGGTAATGTCGAATACAAATTAATATACAAATATAATCAATTGACTATTAACAATCGTGATACGTATAACGATAGAAGTAGAGTGTTACAAATACAGAATCTTACATCTATGGATTGGGTGAATAAGGATAACACTAGTGACCCATTTGGTATAAAAAAACTTAAAAATATATTTGATTATACTAGTGTATCTCATATCGATAATGAAAGTACTAATTATTCTTTATTAGATAGAATAGAGGAAATGATGACAGGACTAATCGAGGGATCACAACAAGGTGGATTATCAGATAGTAGTCCATATATTAGTCCATTAGGTAGTCCGTTAGCTAGTCCAGACTATGTAGATCAAAACAGTTATAGTAGTCTAAAAAGTATTAGTAATCCTAATTCTAAGGATAGTGTTGATACGTTCTATACAGTTCCTTTAGGTTCTAAATCAGAATCTGACATAAAAACATCAGATGATAATAAAGCAATTCGAAGTAAATACTACCCTTACTCTTTATTAACCAAATACAATAATTATTATGCAGTAGCGTTTAACTATGTAAAAACACAAGAAAAACTAGGTCAGGAAATAAATGTAGAATTGAGTAATGAATTTACATTATTTGCTTATTTGTGGATGTTTAATAATTATGTAATTCACGTATGTATTGATGACGAAGAAACCGCAATAGCTTATGACGAATGGACAGTTAAAGACGATAATCGTCATGTATTAGTACCCACACATAAATCATTATATTTGTTATTTAATTACTTGGTAACTACGTTTAAAACTGAAAATAAACTTCCATTTTTATTAACAGATTTGGAACAAGTATTATATAATGAAAATGATT